TTCGATGGATTGTGTCATTGATGGTATGTTGATTGATGTTAAGACAGCTTCTACCTTTGGATTTAAGAAGTTCAAGGAAGGAAACGTACGTAATGATGACCCATTCGGTTATATCGACCAACTACGAGGCTATGCTGCGTCATTAGGACACGATGAAGGTGGTTGGTTAGTCATTGATAAGACTAATGGTAACTTATGTACTCACTTTGAGAACTTTAAATACGATGACCCTATCGGTGAACGTATTGATTACTTGAAGTGTATGGTTGCAGATGATGAGAAACCTGAGCAATGCTACGATTTAGTACCTGAAGGTAAGTCAGGAAACATGAAGTTAGCTATGCCTTGTAGCTATTGTATGTACAAGCAGCACTGTTTCCCAGATGTTAAGGTGTTTGCCTACTCAACTGGTCCTAGATTCTTAGCTAAAGTTGTTAATTATCCTAAGGTTCATGAGATTTACGATTACTTTGATAAGGAATGATGTTATAGTAAAGTCTTTCGGGGGAGAATAGTATGAAAGTAGTGTTTTACGTAGCACCAGTTCCAGCATCAAGACCTAGAGTAACTAGATGGAGTACCTTCTTTCCTAAGAAGTACACCCAGTTCAAGGAAGATATGGTGATGGCTCTGGGTAATACTACTTTTATACCATCTACAAAGCTCATATACGCCCAACTAGACTTCTATGTACAAATACCGAAGTCTTGGTCGAAGAAGAAGAAAACTCTGAAGAATGGACGATACTGCGACAACAATGCAGACATCGATAATTACTGTAAAGCAATCTTAGATTCTCTTGAGGGGACTTACTACGAGAATGATAAACAAATAGTAATGATTAGAGCTAGAAAGTTCTACTCTGAGACTCCTAGGATTGAATATATTCAGGAGGAATTAGATGAATAAGAAGAAACTATGCGAGGCATTAGCTGAGGATTACGCAGATAAGGTAGCTAGAGCAGGTGGTAACTACAATGATGCGTATGAGCATTACCTAGAAAGATGTAAGAACCGTAACGAAAAAGACCTACTGTCTCAATACAAAACAGCAGGTCTAGATTCGTCTGGGTTTAAGTGGGTCTAAGGTTCTAACGTAGTCTTCATCATACCTTTAGGCTCAGGAACTTCAGTAGTAATCTTAGCTAGTTCATCTTCATAACGAGCTTTCGTATGTATGAACTTTAAGACATCTTGGTTAGCTTTTAAATCCTCTTCAAAAGAATAGCTATCTCTAATCTCGGTAGCTGTTGAATCAAAGTCAGTTAGAATAGAATCAACATCTTCAGGTGTAGCTTCCATTAAAGCCTGAATCAAACCTGCGTAGTCTGTACCTTCTTCTTGAGGCTCTTCTTCTTTAGGTGGGTTTTCACCTGCACGTTCCTCAACAATGTTCTCAAACATATCCTGTGCAGGGTCAGCTGTCATTAAATTACCGTCTGCGTCTCTATTACCTGTTAAATTTCTACCATTTGCCATCTTAATTCTCCGTTTAATTAATCTTTAGGTTTACCATATTGAGGGAATCCAAAGAAACCTGTGAATACTCTCTCAAATCTTTCTTGCCATTCTAAATCATCAGCTATTATAGGTTTAGCTACAATAGGAATGAACTTACCTAGTACCCACTTACCATAATGAGCTTCTCCGTTCTGTTCAACAATAGCTGGACCCATTGGGAATCCCTTCTTCATTGAGAACCATTGTTTATTAAAGAAGCCTTCCATTACAGTCTTAGGAACGACAGACATCTTATTCAACAATGTGTGAGAAGGGTGTTGTACCCAGTGGATAGGTTCAGCAATCTGTTTAGAGATAACCATTGATTCTCCACCACCTAATTGTAGTTTACCTGAAGTCTCACCACTCCAGAACTCACCTAAAGCTTCCATTGTAGGTTCTTCATCAGAGAATAACTCTGTCATTTGCCACCATAGGATTGAAGTGTAGAAGCCAGCTCTAGCTGAATAAGCAGCATACATATTCCAAGCTTGGATGAACTCTTTCTCATCCTTACCCCATTTACCCGTGTGTACTCTATTGACAAAAGCTTTAGTTACCTTAGGAGCATTCCAGAATGTTCTACCTACAATACGAATATTAGAGATAGTCCAGTCAGGTGCAAATAAACCAAGGTTTAACCATCTACGTTTATTAACAGGTAGCATCTGAGCTGTCTTAGTAGCTATCTTACCTCTAAGTTTCCCAGGGTTACGGTAAGCATAGTCATATAATCTAGTAGCGAAGTCATTCCAGTTCAATGAACCGAAAGCATCGTTACCAAACTCAGCAGCTTTCTTACCAGCAGTCACTTCATCCATACCTTTACGCATTAGAATCTCTTTATGACGTAAGTGAGAAGCTACTTTAAACCTATCGTGCATATACTCCCAAGTAATCTCATCTAACTTACCGAAAGCCTTCTGTCCTAAGACTCCTGGCTCGCCTAACTTATCTAAGAACTCATCTAGTTCTACTTTACCTGGGTTAACTAATTCTTTACGTTTAACATTACCAATTTCAAGACCATCTTTAATAGCTTCTTGCATTACAGTAGTCATTGAACCAGTACCTAGTTCTAAATCTTTCCAAGAGTGGTTAGCTCCTAACTTACCTTTACCAAACATACCTTTAACAGCACCTGATATACCTAATGAATAAACAGCAGACATAAACAAAGCTGAAGCATGGAATAAAGAACCGAATACAAAGACTCTCTTAAGAGCATTGTTCAATGATAGTAAACCTTCAGCGAAGTCATTTAAACCACCTTCTCTAGATATTTCAAAGTGGTCATTTAGAATGTCTTTCAAGTTACTGTGAACTTTATAACCTTGTAGTGAAGGGTGGTCAAACTCAGTATATTGATACCTCTCATCCTTAGTTAACCTACCTTTAATCTTATCAAACTCTTGCTCAGTGTACATAGCTGGCATAGGTTTCTCTGGAGTACCTAAGTCTAGCTGTTTAAACTCTGATAATAACTTCCTGTTGTGGATAGTTCTCATCATAGCTTGATTGTAGATACTTAAGACTTGAGCAGGGTCATCTACAACAGCATAACCTTTAGCTTTGAGGTCTTCTAAAGTACCCATAATCTTTCTAGGAATCTCGTGAGCTGTATTAGTAGACCCTGAAATATGTAACTTATCAGCTTGACTTCTAATAAGGTCTTCTTTTTCTTTATTAGTTAAAGGTCTAACAGAACCATCAGGATTGACTTTACCTCTGACAATGTGAGATACATAATTAGCAACTAGATTTAGCTTACCTCTCCTTATACCATGCTTTCCTTGGAATAGACCTACCTCAGTACCTTGTCTAGCTAGGAAACCCATCCAGTCATTCCATTGCTTAACTAAAGACTTACCTTCAACATCATCAAAGGTCTTACCTTTCTCAATAGCTTCTAAGAAGATAGTACCTCTATCACCTGGGAATCGTTTAGTGATTCTATCACCTAAGGATTGACCTAATACTTCTACATTCTTAGCATAGACAGATAAACCTTCGTGAGCTTTAGCAGCCTGAAGTCTAGCCTTAGCTAACTCTTGAGATACTTGTACTTCGTTTAGCTTTCTGTAAGCTTTAGGTCCAGCTAAGGTAGCTAAAGCAGCAGTCGCGGCTATATACTTAGCATCTTCTTCACCTGACAAACTGTAGGCAGCTAAAGCAGCAGCTAAGGAGGTACCAGCCTTATGCTTCTCTAAGAAATCAATGATTTGACTATTAGGTAATTGAGGTGGTACAGTCTCTTCTTGTTTTAAACCTCTAAGTTTCTCATCATAATCTGGAGGAAAGTATTCTTTACCTTCGTTGTACATACCTATTTGTTTATCAGCAGCTACAGCAGACTTATCAGCAGAGGCTACCTGTTGTTCTTTAAAGGTTCTATTCAGTTCCTCAAAAGCCATTTGATTAGCTTCTAGTTCTTTATTGTAAGAACCTGGTCTCTTAAACAACGCATCATTAGGATGAGCAGAGAATGTCCTACCTTCTACATTCTGTATGACATGAGCTTTCTCATGAGCTAGTTGAAAGACATCATAAGTTGATTTATCTTGTAAGTATTTAAGGTCATTAATGGAAGTACCAGCTAGAGTACCTTTACCTACTTCAGATAGCTCCTTAGAATTTAATTCTTGTTGTAATCTTTTAAAGGTAGCTTCAGTTTCCTTCTCACCCCAGATGATAGTGTTCTTACCATCTTGGTATCGATTGAAAGCACCTTTACCGTCCTTATCTGCCAGTGAGATACCTGCTTGTTTAGCTTCTGCTCTATTCATAATAGTATAATTAGCAGCGGTCAGTTGAGGGAACAGCCTCTTATCATGCTCAGCCATCAAAGATTCAGAGAACTTAGTTATTCTTTCTCTTTCAGCTTTATCTACTAAAGTATCTACAGCATCGCTTACAGACATATCTCCCATAGGAGTATCTTTACCAGCCTTGGATATTTTAGTTCCTGCTTTAACAGCTTGTTCAGGTATAACACCTTTAGCAAACACACCTAAAGTACCTAAGATACCGAAGGCAGCACCGAACTCAGTACCAGCTTCTACATCTTTCCATTTAACTTTACCTTCATTAAGCTTAGAGTAACCAGCTTCATAAGCTCCACCACCTATAGCACCCATACCTACAGGAGTAGCTACCTTAGCTAAACCTCTTAAAGCTTTAGGTTGAATGTTATTTAGTTTATTAACAACAGTTGCAAAAGCAGAAGCACCTTTAGCAGTCTTAGCAGTTAAACCTAACCAAGCTAATACAGATAAAGGAGCATCTTTCAGTATCTCACCTATAACAATACCAGTAGCGTACTTAGGATTCTTCTTAACACCGTCAATGAACTCTAGAATACCAGCTTCGTCATCACCGACACTCCACCTATCTGTAAAAGAGTTACCCTCTACATCCATAGGAGCATCTAAATCTCCATTGAAGTTATCATTGACGTAAGCTAAGTCATCAACCAAGACACCCTTACGTTTAACTAGCTCTTTAACTGTGGATAACTCATCAGGAGTTAAACCTCTGACTTCGTTTAGTTGTCTGAAAGCTTCAATAGTCTCATCTAACTTAGCCATACCGTAGTTAGCTGAGGTTCTTTTAATGAATAACTCTTTCTCTTGGTCTTCAGGTAACGCTTGAGATAAGAATAGACCAGATAAACCAGAGGTAAACCAAGAACCAAAGTCCTCATGTTCTCCTACAATACCTTCATAGACACCTTGTTCTTCACCGCCATAATAAGCGTGGTTGACTAGGTTCTCTGCTTGGGTTACGTTGTAGTCGTTAGTAGGTTGTCTGCTGACTATGCTCATTAGTTACCTAATAAATTGTATTCACTGTAGTCATAACCCTTAGGGCTAACATTCTTCATAAACCACATCATAGGATTCTTATTAAACTTCACTAACTCTTTAGGATTCTTCGAGAAGTGTTGATGAGCAGAAGATGTCAGGATACTACCGTTCCCTAAGAAATCTCTTAAAGCATCTAATTTATTCTCTTTAGTACGTTCAGTCTTAGTCATATCGTACTCAGACTTATCTGAACCTTGTACATCAATAGTAGAGAAAGTATTACTTAGGATACCTTTTAAATCTTCAGCTGCTTGAGCTATAGGAGGATTTAAAACTTTATCTATAGCACTAGCTTCTGGGTCAACTTGAGTAATACCTGGTGTATCTTGAGTACCTATAGGAATAAACTGACTATTATCAGGAGTAACTACATGACCAGTAGCTACAGGAGCATTAGGAGTATCTTGCCTAGCAGGTAAATTAAATACATCCTGTCCTGCTGTAGTCAACGTAGCTCTCTTCTCAACAGGGTTGTACTTATTCTGGTTTACGTAACTATCTCTCTTAAACTTAATAGTGTTTGCTAAGACATCGTGGTTCAGACCCTTAGTATGCCCTGCTGCTTTATTAGCAGTAGATAGATACTGCTTAGCTTTTTGAATACTATCTATCCCAGCGATACCTTTCTCATCTTCAGGATACAAACCTGTTAAGAAGTATTTAATATCTTTAGCTTCTTCATTGAACTTGTAGTTAGACTTTAGTTGAGGAATACGTTTAGCAGCTTCCCTGTCCTCTAGTTTCATCTGCAGAGATTTATGCTGGATGTCTACCTGTTGAGCGTAAGCTTTACCTTTCAATGATTCTACATCATAGTCTTGGAACTGTTTACTGAACTCTTTATGAGCATCTGGACTGATACCTTGTAGCTGATTAAGGAAAGAAGAACGACCTTCTGTACTCTCTAAATCAGAACTAGCTATTAAAGATTTAACTGCTTCTTCTTCGTTCTGCATCCCAAGCATACCTCGTACACCTGTACCAACCATTCCTATTGTAGGTTCTAGGTCTTCTTTACCTAAGTAAAACATTCCTTCTGATGTAAATGCCATCTTTATCTCCTTATCCTAATGGACCAAAACCAGCCATCGGTGATGTACCATATAACATACCACCAGTAGAACCTGAAGTCATTGAAGTACCAAAAGTAGGAAAAGAACCTGAACCTAAGAAACCTCCAGCTGATGGTTGATTAACTAAACCTTTAAACTGACCAGCTAAACCTCCGTAGATATTAGATTGACTAGCAGCTTGAGCTTGAGCAGCAGCACTCTGCATCTTACCAGCGGCTCCAGCAATAGAGCTTAAGCCAGTACCAATACCTCTACCAGTCTCAGCATACTTCTGTGGTAACTGACCGATAGTCTCAGCCATACCTAAGTCTGTAGCAGCTCTACCTCTGTAAGTATCAATCATACCTTGAGCTTTATCTAAGCCAGCGTACTGAGCTTGTAAGTCTTGCATCTCTTGAGCTTTACGTAGAGCTTCTATACGACTAGCACCACCAGTGGAACCAAGCATACCTTGAGCTAGTAATCTATTCTCTTGAGCTAATCTTTCCTTCTCTTGCTCAGGGGCATAGATTGCTTTCTGCATCTCGTAGAACTTCTGTCCAGCAGCCATAGGGTCTGCTTCCATTCCAGCAATAAACCCTCGTTGTTTACCAGCCCCAGCCATAGCAAGGTCATATTCACCTTGCCAGGGTTCTGATAGACCCATAGTAAGTTGTCTACCATCTTCATCGTATTCAGCTTGACCGAAAGCTCCTTGTACATCCCAAGGTAGAGACCTCTTATAAGCTAAATCAGCAGCTTCTTTGGCTTCTCTACCAGCCTGAGCTTGTGCCTTCCTTTGTTTACTTGCACCTAAAGCTCCTATCGCAGCTGATGCTAACATAGTCCAACTCATAATCGTTCTCCTTTAATTTGTTTCATATTAATTACCTAAAGCTTGCCAGAATATAGTCATAGTTCCAGAACTTGTACCTTCACTCATTATTGTAAAGGTACTCAATGAACCTGTATCTTTACAAGCCACTGAGTAATAGTCCACTTCAAAATCACCACTAGCTCTGTTATCGTTAGGCGTTCCTTGTAAAGTAAACAAATCGTTAGGAAAAGCAATAGGAAGAGTGACTGTAGTATTAGAACCATTAGGTACGCTCTTTCTACCCCATTGCATAATCAACCCTGAAGGTAATATCTGATAACCAGTCTCAGCTATAGAAGATGTACCGTCTACATAGTCTTTAGTGGTTGCATGGTCTCCTGCTGTTGGTGTATCTACGTTAAATGTTTGAGAGGCACTTCCAGCTAAATCTGCCTTAACACTAAGGTCAGGGGAAGCGTCTTGTACAAAAGCGGTAGTAGCTAATTTAGTTGAATCATCTCCAGTAGTAGGAGTAGGTCCAGTAGCAACTCCAGTTATAGCTAAAGTTCCTCCTACTGTAGCATCTCCATCAACTGTTATATTATCTGAACTGAAAGATTCAGAAGCTGCGCCATTAAGGTTAGCTTTAGTATTAACTGCCGTTTGTACAGCTGTGAACTCTGTGTTAAAGTCTGAGCCAGAGATTACCTTGGCTGGGTCTGAATCCGATAAAGCATCCTTACCGCTCCAGTTTACTGATATAGTATAGTTACTCATCGTATTTTTCCTTGTTTATATAATAAAGTCATATCTTGCAATGAAGCTACATAACCGTTTGTTTCAGCAGCCATCTCAATCTGTAGATGTTTAGCACTACCTGTTAATGGAATGTTGTATTCTTTCAAACCATATACAGGTGTGTATTTAACATCACCCCATAGTGAAGTAGAAGCCCCGAATAAAGCCACAGCTCCAGTAGCAGTAGGGTTTAACTGAAAGGATAGAGTCTTACTAGGTGTCTGACTAAAGTCCTTGTACCACTTAACACCAATATTAGTTCCTGCGCCACCGCTGATGATAGCTTTCATCTTCTTCAATAGAGAAGCTACAACTGAATCACCTAGGTCAATCCACGTTGTACCAAATGAACCAGTATAAGAATGTGAAGTATGAACAGAACTACCTGAGTAATCCTTATCAAAGTAACCTTCATAGGTAGTGATAGAACCTTTCTTCTGTCCTAGTAAGAAACCTTGCGTATCTGTGTAAGCTAAACAAGAAGGTTCTCTATCTGCATCGAACGACCAAGTAGTTACTCTAGGAGCTTGTGATGGAGTTGTATGCTTCATATCAAAGACGTACGTGATGTTTAAGTCAACGAAGGACATAGTGTAGATACCTTCATTCTCGACATAGACAGCTTTAACATTAGAGCTTTGTGAAATGTTTCTAATCAGAGTATCTTTAATGTTGACAGATAAGTCAGTTAAAGGAAGCTTATCTTTCTCAGTAGTTCTTAGTAAAGACCTGAGACCAGTATTAGATAAGAATAGTAAGTCATCACCTACAGCTTGTACTGAGTCTCTAGATACACAACCGACACCTCTAACAACTTCATCTAGGACCATAGCTGTAGGGTCACTAGGATTATTGTAGATAACAATATTCTTCTTACCGAATATAACTAACTTACCGTAGAAAGGAGTGATAGCTATAATCTCATCAGTACCCCATACAGTCTTCAAATCAATAGAACCGAAAGCTCCTGTAGTCCAGTTATCACCTTGTAAGGTATCTGAGTAGTACATCACATCTTTCTCTTCTGCGACACCACCTACCCAGTTTCTACCGTAGTAACCCATTCCACAGCTAGGGTCGAATGTCCCTACACCTGCTGGCTTAGTTGTCGTGACAGCCCATGCGCTAGAGGTATATGTAATAGGAGGATTACCTGCTTGGAAGCCATACAAACCAGTATTAAAGTTTACAAATTGCCAGTCTGAAGTAGTACCAGCTGTGAAAGAAGAAGTCCAAGGCGTATCAGGACTAGTGAAATCTACTGTGTACATCTTAGTACCAACAGAAGCAAAGGTAGTTGAACCTACTGCTGCAATAGCTCCTATCTTTAAAGGAGCTGAAGAAGCCCCATCAGTATTAGCTAAGACTTTCTGCTTTAATCCCTTCCTGAAAGATATACGACCTGACTCTCTAAGGACAATGTTATCTGCCTTAGTCAGCCAACTAGGGTCTAACGTAGTCGGGTTAGCTTGCGTATTGAGACCATTGATACCAATGTTATCTAATGGTTGATATGAAAGCTGATTAGCCATTATTTAACATACCATTCACTTTCATATTGAACATTACCACTATCCAATATAACAGCTTGATTAATAGATTCAGATACTTCCATGGCTATTACACCAGTATTAGTACCACCGTCTTCACCTCGCTCCGATACAGCTCTAGCCCAAGCACCTAAGACAACTGGTTTAGTAGGAATCTTTAGCTTAGTAGCAGCAGTCTGCAGTTCATCTTGGAACTGAACAATGTCAAAGGATAAGGTCTGTACTGAATTAGGTTTAGGTTCTAGGTCTACTTTAAGGTTACTATCTGAGTCTGCGCCATTGAAAGCATAGTACATAGGTTCACCTGAGTTCTCAGTAGGATACAGAGTTGAGTTAATGTATTGTCTAGAGACCTGAACTAACTTACCACCTGTAGCTTGATTAGTCACATCAATCAATTTAATCTCTTGTCCAGAGCTTAGGTTATAGTTTCTAGTACCTGATACAGTTGTGATTTCTTTAGTCTCACGTAGGACCAACCAGTCGTGATATGATTCTACGTTACGTTTTGAGTCGTTAACCAGTGAGCCAATAACCTTTTGATAGTCAGTTACTGTTGAACTATCATTGATATTACCCGACCAGTCGGTAGCAATGGTGTCTTCTCTCAACCTGATTAGGACTTCATTAATAAGTTCTCTAAAGGTCATAGGAATCTCCGTTTGTTGACATTATAGTACATTTTTAATACCTATATTCAATTACATTTACAA